ATGGGCGCGAAAGCTGCCAGAGGGCTTCAAGCAGTTGCTAGAGTTCAAGAGCGACAAGATTAGCCTTAAAGGGGCTAGTGACAGCTTTGCGGTTGCGCGAACAAGTCGCAGGGAGAACCCAGAGGCTTTGCAGGGTTTTCACTCCGAGAATATGTTATTTTTGTGTGAAGAAGCGTCAGGTATACCGGATGTTGTCTTCCAGGTCGGTGAGGGCGCGATGTCCACAGCCGGTGCGAAGACGGTAATGTGCGGCAACCCTACGCGGTCTGAGGGGTTTTTCTACGATAGTCACCATTCTCAGCGTGAGCGTTGGTTCACGATGACGGTGAGTTGTCACGATGCAACCACTGTTTCTGAGCAGTTCCTTGAGGAGATGAAGGACAAATACGGTGAAGAGTCTAATGTTTACAGGGTGCGTGTCCTTGGTCAGTTTCCTACGCAATCAGATGATGTCTTATTGCCACTCTATTTGGTTGAAGAGGCAACTAAGAGAGAAGTCGAAGCCTCACCCACTACGCCGGTTGTATGGGGAGTAGACGTTGCAAGATTTGGCGGTGACAGGAGTGCAATCGCCAAGCGGCAAGGCAACGTGATTCTTGAGCCGATAAAGACGTATCAGGGGCGCGATATTATGGAGATGGCTGGTATTGTGCTGTCAGAGTACGAGGCTTGCAACTATCGCTTACGCCCTCAAAGCATTTATATTGACGCGATTGGTATTGGCGCGGGGCTGGCTGACAGGCTGAGAGAGCTTGATTTGCCTGCCGTGGCTATTTCTGTTTCCGAGACTGCCAGCTTAAAGGACAGGTTTAACCGGCTGCGTGATGAGTTGTTCTGGAATGCTCGTGAGTGGTTCGAGGCAAGGGATTGCCATATACCGAATGATGCTACGTTAATACAGGAGATTACTGCGATTAGGTATAAGTACCTATCTAATGGTAAGCTGAAGGTCGAGAGCAAGGACGAGATGAAGCGTAGAGGCCAGCGCAGTCCAGACGTAGCTGATGCGTTTGTCTTAAGCTTTGCAGAAAGTGGTGCCATTGCTGGCGGCTACTCAAGAGGCTATAGTAGCAAGCGAAGTCTAAAACCAAACACAGGATGGGTAGTATGACTGACAACATCGTAAAGTTTCCAGGCAGAGGGCTAGATATTGAGCTAGAGATTGAGGAGACTGAAGAGGATTATATGGAGATGGTCGAGGCCATCAATACGATGTTGGAGATGCACATTGCCGGTCTTCTTGTTACATCAGAGGCAAACTGGCGGCACGTTATGGATGCCTGTATGAGTATGGCTGTTAGTGCTGGTCTTCGCGCTGGGATATCCGCAGAAGAGATACAGAGTATGATGAGAACATCAAAAATACACGAGGTAGAATACGATGCCTAAAGACCCAAGATTAGACAGAGCAGGTGTATCTGGCTATAACCAGCCAAAGCGTACACCTAACCATCCGAAGAAAAGCCACGTTGTTGTGGCTAAGGAAGGCGACAAGATTAAGACAATTAGATTTGGTCAGCAGGGTGTGTCTGGTGCTGGCAAAAATCCGCAGTCTGCTGCTGAAAAAGCAAGACGCAAATCCTTCAAAGCAAGACACGCACAGAATATTTCAAAGGGCAAAATGTCAGCCGCCTATTGGGCTAACAAAGTTAAATGGTGATTTTATGAGGCCACAAGCCTACACCGTGGTGAGTACCGACCACGGCTCTATGATTGTTAATCGGTTCGACTACAAAATGATTGATGACCAGCACGGTTACGGTGTTGGTTTTCAGCTATTGAATACAGGCCAGTACGATATGACTGAGGTTGGCCTGTGCAAGTTCCTGCTCAATAAGTGCCTAGAGGAAAATGGCCCAGGTGTAGTGGCTATTGACTGCGGTGCTAATATCGGTGTTCATACGATTGAGTGGGCTAAGATGTTGTTTAATAAAGGAAGTGTTATTGCTTTCGAGCCTCAAGAGCAGGTGTATTATGCGCTTTGTGGCAACATTGCGATAAATAACTGCTTCAATGTCACGGCGTACAACTCTGCTGTTGGTGACGTTGACGAGGTTATTAGCATTCCCAAGCCCAATTATTTTCAGCCTGGCACGTTTGGCTCTATGGAGCTAAAGCAGCACGACAAGAGTGAAGACATCGGTCAGAGCTTGCAGGCAACCACTAAGGTGGAGCAGATTTGTCTTGATAGCCTGCCTGTAGGTAGAGTTGATTTCTTGAAGATAGATGTCGAAGGTATGGAGTTCGAGGCTCTTGCTGGTGCGGAGCGTATTATCAAGACTTACAAGCCTATTATGCTGATTGAGGTTATCAAGATTGACCAAGACAAAATGAAGGCTTACTTGGACGGCATAGGTTACGAATACCACGTTTTTGGCGGTAACTTTCTTGCAGTGCATAAATCTGCTAAAATAGCCAGCAGCATTACATCAGAAAATGGTCAGTTAAGGATTGAGTGATGGCTTACGGAACAAAATCAGCAAAAGGTATGAAAGAGCAACTTGGCAAGAAAGGCGGCAAAAAAGGCACAGCTTGTGGCAAATATGCCAGCCGTAAATAATGCCAGGAACCTCAACCCCAAAAGACCCTGCGCTTTGGTCACGAGCCAAAGCAGCGGCGAAGCGTAAGTACAAGGTGTATCCTTCTGCTTACGCTAACGCCTATGCTGCAAAGTGGTATAAGGACAAGGGTGGCAAGTGGGGCGGCTCAGATAATCGCGTGAGGAAGACGTAATGCCAGCGCAAGCCGGACTAGGGAAATGGTTCAAAGACAAGTGGGTTGACGTAAACACAGGAAAGCCGTGTGGTCGTCAGAAGGGCGAGAAACGCGGTTATCCTGCTTGTAGGCCAGCAAAGGTTGCAGGCCGTATTAGCAAGCAAGAGGCCAAGAAAAAGACTGGCCCAAAACGTGTAAACTGGTCGGTGACGGCTAGTGGCAAGAAAAGGAAGGCCTAATGAAGATTTGTGACGGATGTCCATTCCCTCGCCGCTGTGAGCCACAGGGGCGTTGTATTGTGTATAAAATTGGCGCAAAGCCTGTTATTATGCCAGAGCCAGAGCCTGTGCCAGTTATGACTAGCAACGGAATTGGTATGACAGGAATTATTAAAAAAACCTCTAAGAAGAAAGCGGCAAAGAAATGAAATACGGCAACAAAACTGTGAAGATGCCTCTTCCAAAGCCAAAGCCTAAAATTGGCAATATGAACGAAGCCGCATCAAAGTCACCATACACCGTTAAAAACGGCAAGATGGTAATGACAGGAAATTACGCAAGCGACAAGTAATGTATATGCGAGTAATGAGAAGGCCACCTGGCAGTCGCCGTAGGCCGCAGGAACCAAGCAAGGAAGCCACGGCAACAGCCACGGCTTCCGTTTCTGTAGCCGTTAAAGTGAAGCCAGAAATCCATAATGGATTTGAGACCTGTAAGGGGTGTGTTGCCAAAAAGATGTGTAAAAGCGTAAGTTGCTGTATGTATGGGCAATCAAAGCCGAAGGAAAAATCAAATGCCAAAAATGGATGACTACAAACTTAATAGCATTGTTTCTTCGGAAATCACTGATTCGCTTAATCATTTTGACAGCGAGTTTTCTCAAGAGCGCATCCGCGCTATGGATTTTTATATGGGCGAGCCATTCGGCAATGAGGTCGATGGTCGCTCATCAGTCGTTAGCACAGAGGTCGCAGACACGGTAGAGGCTATTATGCCAAACCTGATGCGTGTGTTTACGGCAAACGATAAGTATGTACGCTTTAGCCCTCGCACAGCAGAAGACGTAGAACGTGCCGAGCAGATTAGTGACTATGTTAATTACATCATCAACCACGACAATGAAGGCTACAAAATCCTTTATAACTGGTTTAAGGATGCGTTGTTGTTCCGTCTTGGTGTGGTTAAGTATTTCTATGAGGAAGAAGAGAATGTCACTGAAGAAGAATATAATGGACTTGATGAGAATGAACTGGCTGCACTCCTGTCTAACCCAGATATTGACGTGGTTGAGCAGCAAGAAACCGTCATTAGTTCGTATATGGACGAAGATGGAGCAATGGTTCCTCTTGAGAGTTCTTATGATTTGTCAGTCCGTGTCACGGAGCGTAAAGGCAAGATTAAAGTTATAAACGTACCGCCAGAGGAGTTCCTGGTAAACCGCCGTGCTACTAGCCTAGAAGAATCGTATTTTGTAGCACACCGCACGACAATGACAGTCTCAGACCTCGTAGCAATGGGTTATGACCGCGATGAGGTAGAGGCACACGCTGGTTCAGCAGACCTAGATGTTGATGAAGAGCGTACAAATCGCTTCCAAGACCTAGAAGCAAACTCAGGTACAGATGCAGCAGACCCAACATTGCGTGAGGTCGTGTACTACGAGTGCATTATGAAGGTGGATTATGACGGCGATGGCATAGCTGAACGCCGCCGTATTTGCGCTATCGGTGACGGTGGCTCGCACATCCTGCACAACGAGCCATTTGACCACGTTCCATTCGCCGTTGTCAGCCCTATCCTGATGCCTCACCGCCTCATTGGTCGCAGCATTTACGATATGACCGAGGATTTGCAGGTCATCAAGTCTACTTTGATGCGTCAGTATTTGGATAGCGTATATACAAGCACTCTGCCACGAATGGTTGCTGTTGAGGGTCAGGTTAATCTGGATGACCTTCTTGAAGGCACTGCTGGTGGCATCATCCGCGCTCGTCAGCCAGGTATGGTGCAGGCCATTACAGGCACCCCTGTAGGCGGCGAAATCCGGCCTTTGATGGATTACTTAGACAACATCAAAGAGCAGCGCACAGGTATGAGCAAGGCATCACAGGGGCTAGATGCAAATGCCTTGCAGTCTACGACAGCTAGTGCCATTAGCGCGACTGTCAGAGGCGCACAGGTCAAGCTAGAGAGTTATGCTCGCACAATGGCTGAAACAGGTGTTAAAGACTTGTTCCGTGGCATTCTGCATCTAGTCACGAAGTACGATAATAAGCCGCGTATCGTGCGCTTGCGTAACAACTTTGTGCCGATTGACCCGCGTGAGTGGACTAGCGAGTTTGACGTTGTTGTGCAGGTTGGGCTTGGCACGGCTGATGACGAGCAGAAGATTGCATTCCTGACGCAAATT